CTGTTTCTTCTGGTGCTGGCATCCTTACTGGTGCACCCTCAAATGTAGTTCCAGCTGGCATTGGTGTTCCTTCGCCTGTTGGTAAACCTAAGTCTTCTCCTGTCATTGGGAAAGCTCTAGGTTGGAAGGGTGTAGCTCCCTCTGCAAGATAACCCATAGGTTGATCTGGAGAGAAACTCATACCAGGTGCTACCACTTGTTCAAAAGGCATACCACCCGCTATTTGTTGTGCGTAGGCTTGACCACTTAGTAAGCCACCCATACCACCACCGACTCCACCAGTACCGCCAAAAGCAGCACCGCTTTCATAGAAAGTATTTCTAGCTTGGTTTCTTGATCCTGGGTCTAAATAAGTATATGGCTTTGCAGAATCAGGTACACGACTCCATCCTTCTGTAGTTTGTCCTTCTTCTCCAGTTACAGGATCAAACCAAAAGAAATTCATGGCATCTATATATTCTCCGCCTAATGCTCTTTTGCCTATGTCGCTGTATGCGTATGGATCGTATGTAGTGTCTTGCTCACTAGAGTCTGGTACTCCAGTATTGTTTATTAAATCATAGAGTTGCGCCTTTCTTCTGTCTAAATTTAAAAAATCCATATTACTCTGTTATTAATTTATCTATTTTAGCATCAAGTTTGTCTATTTTATCTATTAATCGTTGAAACTCAACGGTATGCTCACTTCTGGTTAAATATTCTCTAGCTACTTCTTCTCGTGTTCTGTTAATTAAAATGTTCTGTCTTTGTAGTTCTGAAGCGTGAGTCTTTAATGTATAAAAGATTGGTGCAAATACCAAACTAATTATTATGTTCCAAAACAACATTCCATCCATGATTAGCTCAGTTTATCCCACTCTTTCCCTTGAAACAAATTTGCTTCTGCTTCTCTGCGTTTAACTAAACCACCTAAGATAACACCACCAGCTTTATTCCATCTCTTTATTTGTTCTGGAACTCCGTCATAGTTTTCTTCGTTTAGGACTTTAAGTAACGTAGAGTTCTTAAGGTTTGTAGGGCCTAAGTTATACACCCAACATACCAACGCATCAAACTGACATTGTTCTAGCGGTACTTCTACAAGATCATTGATATAGCCTTCGTACTCAATCATTTCTTCTTGTAGCATATACTCAGCTTCGTCTTGGTTTATTTTATCGCCTTCTTTAACGTCTTTTGTATGGCCAAAACCTATAGTCCAAACATTTACACTATCTTGATATGCTTCTAAGCGACAGCCTTCGTAAGATTTAATTAATGATATGCCTTCTTCGGATATTTGCATTGTTTCTTTACCCTCCCCGTACCAATTCCATCTACCGTTAGTCGTCACTTTTATGTGATGCACCAAAGTAAAAACTAATAATAGCTGATGCTAAACCACCCAGATATCCGAGCACCAAATTGACCAAAGCCTCTGAGTTCTGTTCGGGGGGCTGCAAAGTTATAAGAAAGATATAACCTAGAAAGCCACCTAATGTAGCAATACCTATAATTCTAGCAGTCCAATCTTTAGAAAATGTTGATCTAGCATTTTGTGTATCTTGTACTTCTAGTTTAAATACATCTACTTCTAGTTCTTTCATCTTAACCTCAAACTCAGCTTCAGCTTTCTTCAGCTCAAGCATTTGTTCAGGTGTAGCATTGTCTATGGCTTTTTGTATTTCTTTAGGTTCGTTCTTACAACCTAATACATCTGCAATCATATTTGCAGCCATACCACCCATAGGCCCGCCTAATGCTGTGCCTAGGGTTGGTGCTACTGATCCAACTAAATTTTTAAGTAGTGCTTTCATCTTTTTTGTTTTTCCTTTGTTGCAAAATAAACTTCCAAAAGGCAGCGGTTTGTTTACGCTTATCCTCTTGCGTTGCCTTTTTCTTAGGCATTACTTTTTCTTTTTATATACGGTTTTTCTTACTTTTCTTTTAGGTGGTCTACCTCTTTTACTTCCGTATGTTCCTATACCTCTAGGCATAATTACTCCTTATAGATTAAATGAATGATAATAATTTTAACTTATTTAAGACGATCCTTGTTTAATTTTTATTGTGCTAGAAGAACCGCCATTTACTTTAACGGTGTTTGTAACACCTGATTGTTCCAAAATAATAGTATAACTGCCAGAGTTATCAACATCTAATCGTAAAGAATTACCTACCATTCTTCTAAAAGATATGGCTTGTCCTTGCACCAAGGTTGTTATTTGTGTTTTTTTATCTTGACCTACCTCTGTTCCCGTAATGTTTACAGACGTAGCTGATTGATTTAGTTGATCTTCTTCTTGTGCAAAAGCTAAAGCATCTAACACACTTAGTAAATCTTCTAGGAAGTTTACATCTAAATAATCTATATCTAATTCTGTGAACTCTAATTCTGCTTCATTGTCTAAGAAATTTTCTGACAAGTAGTCAACTTCTAGTTCGTTAAAGTCTAAATAGTCTGCTGTGGTTTGTTGTTGAGTATCTTCTTGTAAATCTTCTCTAGGCTCTGGTGGGTTTACAATCAGCATATTGTCAATTAGGTCTAGCGTTATATCCAAGATAACAGGCTTGGTAGGTGCTTGTTCATACACACTTGCTACCGTAGATTGATAAGGCTGATTGAGAACTACCATTCCCATAGCAGTTTCTACTGTTATCTCACCGCTAGACGTACCATCAAGATTAGGTAATAAAATGACTAACGATCTACCAAGCTCATCTACAGTTATGGTGAAGTCTGTGCCTCTTATACCTATGGTTGCGCTATTGGTGCGTATCTTGATGTTTTTCTTTGGAACTTTATTAAGTTTGCCTGTAACAAAACGTGCAGTACCTTTGGCAAAGGTAAGAGCCATCTTGGAGTTGTCTGGGTTAGGGTCAAAGACAAACTCATCAATCAGCACTTGTGAGTTTTCTGTTAGTCTTATTTCGGTATCATCAATAAACGTAATACCCATACGACCATTTGCAGTCTCTACTTTGTCATAACTGAGTATGCCAAAGTCTAGTTCAGCTCCGTAGGGTTTGTCTCTTAGAACTTGTGCGTTGCCTCTGAGTTCAGATATAGAGCCTATATCAACAGACGAATGAAGTTGTTGCGTCTGACTGAGTAACGCAAACAGTACCGTTAGAGCCAACAGATGTAATCTTAAGCCAATCATTGTCTGACGTAGACTCCTGATCTATATTAAATGTTCTTGATCCACCTGTATGATCTAGGTAGAAGTAGCCACCCGCATAACCGTCACCGTCATAAGTAACTGTGTTGTCATTACCATCAATATCCATGTAGTTAGTAGCACCGTCTACATCTATTGATGCTGTAATACTGTTACCTCCACCTTGCACTATCCAATCTAAATCTAAGTTCGCTGCTAGTGCAGTCATAGCGTGATTGAGTGTCATGGTGTTTGTGTTTCCTGTAACCTGTACGTTTACATTAGAACCGTCTGCTCCAGTTGCGTTTGTTTCATCTGTAGACATGTTAAATGTATTTGTGTCGCCTATAAATGAGAAGTAACCTGTGTAGTTATCAGCCCATATATCACCAAGAAATTTATTTGAAGCACCTTTCTGTAATATATCTAGCGTCATAGTTGCACCATCTAGGTCTAACGGAGTCATATTAGAAGCACCAGCTGTAGCATCTGAACCACCAATAATATTACCGCTGCCCCCTACTTGTTCTATGTCTAGGTTAGACGTAGCACCAGATTGATCTATATATACCTCATTGTCGGCTGTATAAAGATTAAGCGAGACAAGAAGTAATAGTAGTTTTAATTTATTCATTCGGTTTCCAATACCCAGATTCGTAGCCTTCCTTGATTGTTTGCAAAACCGCAGTTTCAATCGCAGCTTGCAATGCAATATTTATAGACTCATTTTCTACTATACCGTTCTCAATTTCAACGAGTTCCGTATTGTTTGCATAAAATCTGAACACATCTGAAGAGATAGATGCGCTGAGAACAGTCTTTGTGACCAATACCTCTAATAATATTTTTCCTGTACTTACCGATACTGTGCGTAAAGATATGGTCACTGAGTCTTGTCTGTATTGTTTAGACATACCAATACCTAAATATCTAGCTCCAGCACCGCCTGACTTTATATTGGTTTCATAACCTACAACACCACCTTCCATTAACAAACCAGCAAACAATAACGGTTTTAGCTTTTGATCTTCTTCAAAGCTTTCTCTGGTTGTGCGTATGATTTGTCTTTCTTTGGTTAGATTGTCTAGTCCTGTGCGTTCTACTACATCAAATACGTTAGAGTGTTTGAGTGCTCTGATTAAATACGCATCGGGTGATTGTGTAATCGCTGTACTAAAACTAGCGTACTGACTGTTGCTTCTGCGTTGGCCTGTATTGTCCATGAAGGACTTAGGATAGACAGCAACTACAGGTTTGCGTACAGGCAGTTGTACTTCTGCAAGCTCCGTAATGATTAACGAACCCACCTCTGCGGGTTCTATGTTTCTTATAGGAGGTATTCCGTTATCTAGGGGAGGTATGATTAAGGCACAACTAGAAAGAAAAAGAACCGAGAGGTACAGTAATTTCTGTTGTGTTGCCTTCTTCATCTGTAATTATAAGCGTTACTTTGTCGTCTTCTACTCTGTATTCTATGGTGTTGCCTTCTAGCTCTAAAATGCCATTTGTCGATGCTGCATCACCAAATAAATTATCAACTAACTGTCTGCTAAGTTGTGCGTATATTCTACTCTCTAGGTTGCGTATAAACCTAGCTAATGTTGTGTTTTCGGCTTCACGTTCTAGTTCTTCTTGGTAAGCTTTGATCTCTTCTCGTATCGCTTCTTTTCTTGAGAACTCTTGGTTTTCTATAGTTAGATAGTGACTGGATGTACCGACACCTGAGAAGCTAGGGTTCTTAAATTGATGCACCATTTCATCGGTGCGTAAATCTACAGCTATAACTAACAATACAGCAGATAATCCAAAAACAACGAGCAGTTTATCGTACTTAGTCATCAGTCTTTCCTCTGATCTTCTCTGTCTGCTTTCGCTATTTTATTCATATCTATTAGGTTACTTTGCCCTAATAAAATCTTAATCATTGTGTCTTGGCGTATGATTTCGTTGTCTAGCGATCTAACTCTGTCTATAAGGGCAACCAAGATACCATGCTGTGAGTCTAGCTTAGTACCTAGTCTTTCTTCCATGTGGGAGATTAACTCAGCTTGCTTATCATCAAGTGTATCAAGCTTAGTTTCCATGCCATCGATGATACGGTTGATAAGTTTCCATATAAAGAAACCTAGACCGCCCGCAGCTGCTATGGGGAAGCCAACTTCGTTAATCAGTTGGACTGCCTGTTCCATAGATTATTTTCTTTTCTTTGCGGTCTTAGCTGCTTGTTTAAATGCTTTCTTGGTAGGAGCACCTTTTGTTCCAGGTCTTCTCATTCTTTCACCTGAACCTCCAGCGATTCTTTTGCGTTTAGCGTGTATGTTTTCGTACAGTCCTCTTTTTTTTGGCATTTTATTTATATAGCTTTAAAGATTCTTTAACTTTGTTGTAAATTTCGGGCTTTTTCTTTTTAACGTAGTAGCCAGCTATTACTGCTACAACTACGAGTGCGATTAATATATCCATAAGAAGATTATACTTAGATTTTTTTAACACTTCCACCTTCTGCGAGCTTGTCTTATCCTAGAGTTAGGATCGTTTCTAGTCTTTGCAGAACTACGTTTAAGTTGTCCGAGTGATCTAGCACAGTAAGACTTTCTTCTTTTATCTGCTTTGCTACCAGGCTTTACTTTTCCTGTTACAGCAGTTTGTAAATTAGAACCAGGATTAGCTCTATTATAACGCTCGACTCCTTTCTTAGTCATGCCAGCACCAGATTTAGTAGGTCTGTAGTTAGCACCTTTTCCTCTAGTGGTTCTTCGTATTGCTTTAGCCATTAGTGCACCGTTTTTTCTTCACAAAGAATGATTTCTGAATCTTCGTTTATCTCACCACCAAACATTAATATCATCATCTCAAAAGCTTGTTGTTTACTTTTAGCAAATACCTCTTTGCCTATGTAAACCATATCACCTTCTAAGACTTCAATATCATAAATTTTGTTGGGGCGCATTGTTAGTAAATAATCCTTGAGCTTGTTGTTTTGCATTTTGTCTGATCGATTCTCTATCTCTTTCCATGATGGAATTGATCTCTGCAATATTAACTTGTGCTCCATATTTTGCCAACAACTCAGCTGCTTTTAATCGTATTTGTGCCTCTTCTATGTCACGACTTCTATCGTCATCCATAATAATCTTCATACGATCTGTTTCCGCATCAATCATAGCCTTCTGAGCACTTACTTGTGCTTTCATAGCCTCTGCTTGTGCTAACATTTCAGCTGCATCTGGCTTCGGTGGCTCTTGTGGCATAGGTGGCATTGGCGGAACTTCGGTATTTATGAACGATTCTGGGTCTTTAAATCCAGCCATTTCGATCATTCTGCTCAAAGTATTAGAATATTGCTGTAAAGAGACAAGAGGGTTCTGAGGGCCTAATTGAGCCAATATTTGCTCTTGTTTTGTGGATAATTGCGCCAATATAGCAAACTTTTCTTCGTCTGAAGTCTTGCTAATCGCTACATTTACGATGATATCCTTGT